AAGGGTGCACACTTCCTGTGCTATCTTGTACTGTACTGTTCGTAGTGCTTTTTGTCTAACTGCCATGGGCAATTTCTCATTTGCCTTCCTGATACGCTCTGCATAATACTCTTCAACTTCACGCGTATAAGCCTCCAATGTGCGTTTAGGTTCCTCCTCCTTTAGAGGTTGGTAAGGATCGATTTTGTCACGGAATTGCATTACTAGGAACTTCTTCCACTTTGCAAATCCCATGAGTTCTGGTTTCAATTCCTCTTGTGCCTTAACCCACTTTGGCGTGCCGACTGAAAAGTCGCCACCAAGGGCGCCTTTCATACCGATACTTGCATCAATGAGATCTAAACGGTTGCGTAACACGTCAGAGATTGTTTTGCTAGCTAGAGGAGTGCCTTTACGCCACTCATTTGCCTCAACAACCCGCGTGTCAAAATCGAAGGTTTTACCCCCCGACACCTCTCCGTGAAGAGGTGATCTTTCCGTATTTTCTCGTTGATTGGCTTGTTTAACCTCGGGAGCCTTTGTCTGTCTGGCCGAGGTCGGATCCTCCTTGAGTTGATCCGAAGGCTTGCTTCCAGCAAGCTTTTGCGCTTTCATAACTACCGATCGCGCATCATCAGATTTTACACTGATGTTCGTAGAGTCACTACCACTGCGTAACAAACGCTGCGATTGATCATCCACTAGAGTTTCACTAGACACCTCTTGGTGGCAAAAGCCAAGAGTTGCCTTTCCGATGGGGTCCCTTCCCCTGTCTGCTGAGACTTGTTGTTGTTGTTTTCTAATATTTTCCATGTTCGATATTGACCTTTAGTAGTCAGTTCGAAGAGATTGGACACGCGCTAAATTGGTGTCAGCGCATCCGGGTTGCGTTTCTGGTTCATGGCTAGGCGTTCATTACTCCGGGTTCGATCCCGGTGATACGCCCACTGCCAATAGGTAGTTTCCGCTCACATGAGCATAACCAGTATCCTATTAGGGGGACCGCTTCCTCTCTACACTTGAATTTTTGTCTATGCCGCCTTTCTTAGGGCGACCCACGGACTTCAAACAGCGGGATTTCATCTCACCCTATTCCGGGGTAAGGCTTCTTCATCAACAGGATTGGGTTCCCACTTTTAGGGTGGTTACCATGGACTTCTCACCAGCCGTATTCGACCGAATGACCGCATTATGCACGCCTTATTTGCCATTACGTGACCTATTGTTGACTTCTGATGCTAAAATACTCGAACTTCCTCCATCGAAAGGAAGCTGAGGCTCACGACTACAGGATGATGGTTAAGCTAGCCAACACCCCTCATATTTATGTACAGTTTGTACAGACACACATTAGGTTCGTTCAACAACAACATATTTACATAGAAACGAACCAAAAACAAACAATAAACAACCACAACATGACGCCATATTATTACCCTGGCTGCGGGCTTTGGTGTGGCTACACCGGAACTCTCTCTAGTACGAGTGAAAGAGAGGGTTCACTTGTGTGACCGTCAGAGACATACCTGCAGCTAGCGCACCGATGCTAAGCTCAATAGTGATCCCGTTAGGGACTCCACCGTGTGCCGCGTTAACATCGAAT